CCCGGAGAGCCCACACAATCTGACTTTCGGTATTCTGATAGCACAGTTGACTCAGGCCGGGCTTGCCGATGTGGTCAGCCATGAACGTGAGGTCCTGTGCCATGATGCTGGCTTCCTGATCGTTGTAGACGATCTGGTGCAGTTTCTTTTGTGTGCCGTCAATACAAACCAGAACATTCGCGGCCAGAACAGGGACGTTGGCGGACGCCGGGGTAGCGTCGCTGCTGTAGACTTTAGGCGGATTGGAATAGGAGAAGGCACCTGTGGATACCGGGATCAACTGGATAATACCGCCTGTTGTTCCAAGGTAGATGGAGTCGTTCAGATGACCAACGATCCACAAAATAGGATTTTGCTGCGGCCTGGAAAGCGTGAAAGAGTAGGCGTCCGACTCGGTAGTTCCGGTGAGGAGGTTCTCGTACTCGCCAACAACGCTTGCCCAAATTGTGTTGGGCTGGTGTGTGGTGGACCCGTATAGAACTCTGTCCCCGCTGAAACCAATACACGAAGGAAACCCTCTCTTCTCGCTCCAAGCTCCCTCTGAATGACGATACGTAGCGTCCAACGCACCAAGGTTGGTCAACACGTCAGCCGTGGTTGTGAGACCATCCGCTTCCGGCGTATCGATCCGCACGATACCTTGATGGACATAGGCCGGAACTCGAAGTTCGTACGTTACAGACCCCGATGTGTACGACGTGCAAGACAACCGAACCTGAGCATATTGGCCTGCGGTGTTGCCGCCCGAGGCGGACCTGTCGATAGTCAGCGTAGTGTCATTCACGTACTCGGACGCGACGGACCACGTCACCCCTCCGTCCAAACTGATCTGGATCTGGAGGGTGATGTCCGAAGAGGAGGATACGTCCGTCAGGTTCAGATTCCACTCCCCATCTTTCGGAAGAACCAACGCCGCGTTGTTGATCGTCCCGGTGATCGTGCCAGACTGAACAGCCTCCGGCATCACATGGCGAATTGCCCACAGCGCGTTCGCATGAGTTGACTCGAACAACGCAGACGAGGCAGTGAGAGTTATCCCATTCCCGCTAATGGCGCTTGGGGTAATTGTCAGCGACTCGTCTGTGTTCTGCGTCAGGAACGGGCCACTCTCGATGCTGCAATCAGAGATGGTCCATGATGTATGGGATGTCCTGACCAACTTGGCTGGGGCGTGGTTGGGGTGCGTGATGAACATCACGTCGGCACTCTGGTAGAACTGAAGCGCGCCCAATTCGTCTGCCGTGTAGGTTGTTGTAACAGAAACAACGCTTCCACCGCTGGTGATCTTGGCCTTGTTCCGGTAGAGGTGGATGTAGAGCGGACCAAACTCCAGCATGTAGGAGTCGTCCACTGAATAAACGAACGGGACCAGTACGGCGTTGTTCTCCCCGGAGCTGGTAGCCCCGGCCTTGGCAACATACCGAAACCCTGGCCGATGTGTAAACACTCCTGGGTTGATGACCATCCAGTTCTCCAGGGTCCGCGCGCCGTAAGCGTATCCAGGAAGATGCGCAGCGCACCACAGGCGAGGCGAAAGCTCACCCATCATAAAGCTGGACTGGATCGGTTTGGTCGTCATACGGGGATGAGCTTTTCCTTACGAACTGAAGGGTTATCCAGCAGACCGCCAGTGAAAATCGTACTGTTTCGCCCGGTCTTGGCTATCCTCTTGCGAAGAGCATCCTCCGATTGAAGCACCTGCGAACTGGCCGGGGACGGAATAGAGACAGTAGTCGGGGCCTTGGGGGTCTTTGCCTTCGACAATGCCATAGCTGCCATTCCAAGCAGCAGCGGAATAAATGCGAACATAGCAACTCCTTATACAATGTCGATGGAACTCGTTGCTCCGTTCGGCGCAGGGTTGAACATCTGCCTTTGATTGAGAACGATGGCGTTCTTCCGGGCGAACTGCTCGTACTCCTGGTACAGTTGCCGACGCATCGCCAAACCGTCACCACCCTTTATCACCGCACCAACCATCTTGACCGCAAGCAGATGGGCGATAGCGTCCCGCGTGGCTTCCGACAATTCGCTGTAGGCTACATCGTAGACGTACCACCAATAGAATTCAGACGTTGTGTAATTGGTCAGCACGTATCCCTGATACCGCTCCCAATCCATCAGGACATGGAGCGGGTAGAACGACATCCCTTCGGAATAGTCGATAGAGGCCGCGCCGTTGTTGCTCGCCACGAGACCAAGCAGCTTCTTGCACCCCGAAGGAAGCGGATAGGCATACAACCAATCAGGGTGGACAACGCTAGTGTCATCACCGCCCCCGGAAGTTCCGGCAAGATACTTCACGGTCTCGACAAACGTGAAAGAAGTAAGGACGAGATCCTTGCATTGGGGCAGCAGCCTGCGGCACCATTGGGCGGTCTGGGTGGTGTCACCTTCGTAGTCGTCTACGTAGTTCTCGTCCACGCCAGAGCCGATCAGCGCAAGGGCCGTGTTGCATATCTGAGTTTCGTATGAATCAGGCATTGCACACCAGAAAAGCCGGGGGGCGGCAATTGGAAGGAAGCGGCCCCCCGGCCCAAGCAAAGGTCAGTTCATCATGGGGTCTGCTCACTCCACGTTCCGGTTTGGCTGAGCACAACCCACGTCGCGGAATCAATCGCAACGATGGTCACAGACTCGCCAACTGCATCCGCCCAGTAATACTCGCCATTTGCGGCAGCAGTACCGGCATGGTTAATCTTGTCGCCAGCGTCCGGCGTGACGCGAAGTTCTTGTGCGGCCATCACGACGAAAGTGTACGTCAAGCCAGCAGCGGCCTCTGGCAGAGTCCACGCATAAGAGCCACTAGCACCAAGGTTGGTCAGGATACCACCGCTCATGGCCACTGTAATCTGGCCAGCGCTCTTTCCGTCAGAATCATTATCTATCGTACGAAGGAAACCAGCCATCGTTCCGGCACCGTTACCAGCCACGTTACCGACCACCGCCACACCACCCGAACCGGCATTGATGGTAGTAGTCGAAGTGGTGTTCGTAGAACCCAGCGTAACAGTCTTGGCTGCTGCACCGTTACCAATCGCAATAGTCTGAGCAGCCGAACCGCCAATCGTTACAGTCCCCGTAGTCGTACCAGTGCCGATGTTCGTCGGCTGGTTATTCGAGACGTTCAGGCCAACACCGCCAGATCCGGACTGAATGACAGTCGCGGACGTGGTCCCCGTGCTACCCACCGTAACCGAAATGCCAGCCAGTGCCCAGGTATCCTTCGCAGAACCAATCGTTCCGGAATCAGCCGTGGTGTCATCGTCGCCGATATGGAACACATTGCCATGAGTGTTCGTTCCGATGTTAATGAGCGAACCAGACGAGCCGCCATTTAAGGTGACATCGTCAACGGAAGTAAGTGCCAGATCCCCAGTTCCAGCCTGTACCGTAACAGCACTGGTCGAACTGGTACTGCCAATCGTCACTGTCTGAGCCGCCGTACCACCATCACCGATATGAATGGTGTGAGCACCAACGCCCGTACCCAAACTCAGGTCGGTCATCGTGGCGGTCGAAGCACCAATCGTAATGGCTCCAGTTTGAGCCGCATCACCAATCGTGATCGTCGTAGCAGCAACACCTTGAATATCAATGTTGCCAGTTCCAGCCTTGAGATTCAAGGCTGAAGCACCAGTCTCATTGCCTATCGTAATGGTCTTGGCGACAGCACTTGTCCCTACAGTGATGGCCGATGCGTTTACGGCCAACGTGCTGGTATCGGCACCAAGAACGATGGCTGGGGCAGTGCCATTCGTGAATGACAGGACGTTCGTGTAAGCAGGACCCGTATCGGTATCGTAGACCTGAATGGCAGACGCCTCGGCATTGGTAGTCGTAGACCGGAGATACTGTGCATTGGCCATGACAATGTCGTCGGTAACGCTACCACCCGCAAACGTGGATGCGCCCAAGGCCGTCACGACCCCGGCGTCATCCTCAAAATACAACGTGCTGGTGCCAGCAGCGTCCTTGACATACAACCATCCGGTGTTGGAAGACGGATTCCCACTCGGAGCAGAAATCTCCCCAAACCGCAAACGATCCGGCAGGGCAGATGTTCCATCAAGATAGTCCTCAGCCTCGCTCAGCCAAATATCGAGAGGCCCGTTCTCGCGAACGATGTTGGCGCGATTCCATCGGATGTTCGCTTCGGGGTTCGTAAAGGCGGCGTGCAGAGTGCTTGCGACAAGCAGCATGACCGCCGCCACAAAAATCATACGCTTCATTTCAGATCCTTTCAGAAAGCCGTAAGAGGGGGCGATTGCTCACCCCCTCAAACGACGGTCGGGTTATCAAGAGGTGGTCGTGCTCTTCTGGAACTTCAGCGGGGTAATCGGCCTGTCCGACAACCAAATGTCGAACTTCATGGTTCCGCCGCCCTCAGAAGTGTTGACAGCATTGACCCACGCACCGAGATACCGATGGCAACCAGCCATGCAGAATCCGTACGACTGCCGGAATCCGGCAACGAGTCTCGCGGGCAGAATGATGCCGCTGGACACGATCTCGACGGGGCTGGAGGACAGGTTGGTGTTGTCGGAGGTTCGCAACGTAATCCGGAGACCCTCAGTCAGAGCGGAGACCGAAATATCGTCGCCAGCCACAACATTCATCCACATCGGCCCCATGAACTCGTCGGTCACACCGTACTGCTCAAGGTCGATGTAGTTCGTGGAGACGGAGCCGGTCGAATTCACGCTGGCCCACGACTGCAAAGACGAAAGTTTGACATCGTTCATAATTCATATCCTTTCTTGTCACTAGTTTTGCCACGCAACCGATCACGTGATCGCGCTCTCGGCGTTGGTCAGAATCGTGCGGTCGATGACGCGGATCGGGATGCCCTGGAAGGTGCGGACCTTGCGCCCGAAAATCTCTTCCGTGCCCCAGAGGTGATTCGAGACCTGACGTGCTTCGTTGGTGATCTGGGCACCAATCGTCTCGTTCACGTAGATGCGGGTATTCTGGTAGTTGAACTTGCACTCTTCGAGGATCTGGATCAGGGGCTCGATGGCTGCGGCAAAACCATAAGTCGAGGTGATGCTGGATTCGACGTTGGCAACGCGACCGACCTTCAACTCGTTCGCGCAGCAGAAGGCGTACCACGCCTTGAACTGCGTGACGTAGCTGTAGTACGGATTGCTCGAACCGTCGAAGCACTTCTCCTGACCGCGATTGACGACCTGGATGCCGTAGGTGGAACCCTTGGCGAAGCCCGGAGGATACGCCAGGAAACACCCTTCATTCAGGTCCCACTCGACCACCAAGATCGAGGTCAGCGCGGTGGAGCCGCCAGCGCTCTTGACATTCAGCGCGGTGCTGGACACGGTGGAACTCAGGCGGGTCTCGATGCCATCGATCTGGTCCCCAGCACCCTTGGAGCCGCTGACGAACTGACCCAGAATGCTCTTGCCAAGGCCCTTGAGGTTGCCCATATCACGGGCTCTTCGCTCTTCGGTGCCATTGACGAGAGTATCGATCTCGTCGGTGTCCACCTCAGAACGGGACTCCATCAGACCAACAGGCTCAAGCACGGGCTGGGTCGTGACGCGGGTCGCAGCAACGCCCTGGTAGAACGCACGGGCGGTGCCGGACGGAACGCTGGTCAGGCGACGGAAGCGATGGTACAGGCCATCAGAGGCTTCCTTCGCGGGTGCATCCATGAAGAAATCGTCCATCGCGTAGTTCAGAACGTCGATGATCGGCAACATCGTCTTGCCGTCAGACGAGCCTTTCGCCCGCTCTGGAATCGTAAAAGCAGCATTGAGATTATACTCGGCCATTTGCCTATCCTTCTCAAAACATGGTCAATTAAACAGTTACCAACGATGTTTCGCAGAAGGTGGGCGGCATAAGCCGGGCTTTTGCTCGCGATTAACGACTGCTCGTCGTGTGGCTTACGATGCCACAGAACGCTCGGGCCGCTTGCGCGGGTGGGCGAGGAATAGCGGGTCTGGCTATTGCAGCCAGTCGTTTTCTGCTTATGGGGCAGACGAGCGACTTTTGCTCCATACCCGCATTGACACTACTCGGTCACGGCTGCAACGACCGCGTCGGCGCTTTCTTGGATGGGAATCGCCACCCCACCAGCAACCAACATGGTGACTTTCTTGCTGCCGTAAGCGTGCGGCTCGAACACTTCGTAGACGCACGACACATCTGACTTGTCGAACACGACGCACTTATTGCCAGACAGGGTCTTGAACTCGACCATCGATCAACTCCTTGCAGTTTCCATTACTGGTTTCGCGTACCATTCCTTGCTGAACGGGATCAACTTGGGCTCGGCAGGGGGAAGCGGAACGGGCTGACCCTTCTTCAACTCCCCCTCGCGAAGCCTGGCGTCCCACAATTCGTGAGCCATCGCAATCAACGCCGGGTTCTCCTCAGCTCCGATCAGGCCCGCAAGCGACTCCGACCCGAACTTCGTGGCCGCGAGAACCGCGTTGGCCTTGTATTCGTCCCACTTCTCACCGACCTGGCTCTTCAGGGCCTTGATTCCCTCGTCCTTGGACTTCTTGTAGTCGCTGGAAAACACCTCGGCGTACTTGTTTTCCAAAGCAAGAATCTTCGCAAAGGTGTCAGGAAGAACACCGTTCTCGACGAGCACCTTGCCAAGCTCGTCGCGATACTCGCCGTAGTGGGCATTTGCCCTGATGCTTTCCGGAATCGACTCGTCCAACTTGTAGGCGTCCGGCTTTTCCGGAGCACCAAGCCGGGTCAGAATCTGACGAACCGCTTTGGCCCTGTCTTCCGGCGAGGCGTCATCCTTGGGGAACGCAACCTTCTCGTGAAGCACCGGCTGGGCCGAAACAAGAGCTTTCAAGGCATCTGCGTTGCTTCCGTACTTGCCAAGCACCTTGGCGGAGGTCTCATCGACCTCGTATCCGGCGGCAGTCTTGTACCACGGCTCCATGGGGGCCTTTAGAGTGGCGTCCACCGGATCGGTTTTTGTTTCTGTTCCTTCCACTTCACTCATTCGCTTTTTCCTTCCAAGAGATCAATCAGGTTGAACTGACCAGCGACCATGAGTTCCACTGCGAAATTGTGCAATGTAACATCGCTGTCTGTTTTCAGTTCATCAACAAACTTCATCTTGTTCATCAGCCACCGCAACGCGAACCTGCCTGACTCGGTCGTTTTGAAGGCCGTCCTTAAGTGGGCCTTGATGATTTCCTCTTCCTTCGTCATCCTCTACCCATCATCAACGACATGGGGCTGCCCTCTTCGACCGGCTTGCTCATGTGCTTGATCGCCTTGGCTTCCTTTTCCGCATTGGCGACCGCCACGGTGGACTGCTGCATCTGGGCTTCCATCTCATCCTGTGCGGCAATCTCTTCGTCCGAGACGATACACTCTTGCGGCCATCCGCCAGCGTCCAAGATTCGCTCGATACTCTTCGTGAGGTTGATCTTCCGAATGGCCCTGGGATCGGCAGCAAGGAACGGCTGGATCGAACCCCACAGACCAGTCATTCTCCTCATCTCCAAGAACAACTGCTGAACCTGAGCCATGGGTCCCATGAACTCAACGTCCACGAGATCGCCCTCTAAGTGCTTGTAGAGCGGGTGCTGCGCTGCAACACGAAGGATGTCCGGCGGGTCTGGAATCCGTCCAGCGTCCTCCTCGATCTGCCAGAACCGCTCATGGAGAGGTTTGAGGTAGTTGCGCTCCATCGGATGCAACCGGGGACCTAGAACAACAGCCATCTCCCCCATTCGCTGCCAGACTTCGTAAGCCGTCATCTCCTTTGTGTTCTGTGAGAACTGAACGAACATAGGAAGATTGAGCACTACTTCCAACTCGTGTTCCATCCGCTCCAGGTATTCGATCCCAAACGGATAGCCCAACTGACCGCTCCCGTAGAGGGGATGAATCGTTTCGCCGTCGTTGTCCAGGTAGGTAATCCCGTCCGGGCCAAGTTTGATTCGGTTCTCAAGAGTTGCGCTGGCAACGAGGGGCTGTTGCGCCGCACGTTGCGCAGTAAGCATCATCGTTTTGTAGTGATTGTTGAGACGTTTTATGCTCGGAACGTGCAGCGCGCCCCTGCCCATTGTCTCATCGCCTGATCTCCGATACGGCCACAGCACGAACGGCATGGCGTTGAAGGGTTCTTCGGAAAGAATGCCACGGTCGTCGATGTTCTTCTCGCTCTCGACCTGGACCCAGAACTCGACGAAAGACCTGGACTTGTACTTCAGGCGGTAATTCCCAATTGCCGGGTCATCCGTGGCATAAACCACCTGTAGGAACTCATACTGGTCTAGGCAGTCCCAGCCTTCCTTGACCGTCCTACACAAACTCTCGGAACACTTGTCGCCCCACAAACGGTACGCTTCCAGGGCGTCGTACAGGTGCTTCTGGTGAAAACCAGTGATGTTCTTGAACTTGTCAACCGACCACCAGCAACTCAGGATGTGGGCGGAACTAATCACGTTCTGCCGCATCTTGGGGACGTACTCTGCGTAGGACGCATGATTCCCCAGAGACAGGGCGTTCATAACGGCGCTGGGGGCCTCGTCGTAGAAGTTGGCCCTTGTGAAGATTTCGTTGAACTGCTCTTCTCGCTCCTGCAACCACCACTGCACTTGGTTGTCGTCATTCAGTGCCGGAATCTTGACCCGGTATCGGAACCAGTCGCCTTTGTGCAGCAGGTTGCCGACGAACGCATCGGCCGCTCGCTCCAGATCGGTAGCGACTTTGGACGAGCACATGCTCGTTCCCCGCTTCGCACCCTGTTCTTCTTCGCCCTCTTTGCCGAGGTACATCTGGAGGTCGGGGCGGCAATACTGAATCAGTTCGCGCACGAGATTGTCGTGCTGGACCCGTTCCGGCCTGTTCTCGTACTGCTTCTGCCTTGCGAGTATCCGGCCCGGCAACGAATCTATACTGATTTTCGATTGCACCATATTTCTCCACCCAACGAAAAAGGGACCTGAGTCTCTCGACCCAGGCCCCTGTACGAGCCTTTCGTGGTACAGCACTACGCGATAGCTAGTCGCGTTCTGCTCTTTCTTTCGTTGGGATTACAGCGTTATGATCTTGGACTTACCTGTGTTCCTCAGCTTCATATAAGCACCAAGCAGCTCGGTCAACGGCCTGGACTGTAAGGCTTCGCGATCCCACATGTATCGAACATTCACGGGATCGCCGGCGTTCTTCATGTACCCGTTTTCCGCCAGGCCCTCAGCGACTCTTGGCCACGGAACTTCCATTCCACACAGAAGATTGACCGCGTCTTCCTTCCGCATGACAACATGGGCGGAATCTTCTTCGATCAGCGACATTTGCCCTTCTTCTTCTTAGCCATTCTTGATCGTCTTCCCGCAGAGCGAACACTTCGGCTGGCCCGCAGTAGGCCCACGCTCCACCGTGCCGGGAATCATCTCCCCGCCACAGTGCGGACACTTCACCGCAATTTGTTGCTGGATGGCGTCGTGTCCTCCGACCCCTTTCGTCTTGGCTGGTGCCTGAACCGGGTCAGAAATTTGTTGCGAGATGCCTACATTAACACCCACCACTTTTGCTTCAGCCGCAGACTCTTTCTGGAAAGCGGACGCCTGGTACGGATCGAAATCCTTTTCCTTCCAGCCACCCGGAGACGCCACAACTCGCTTGATTGCGTGCGGGGCGTACCAGACAAAAGACCCGTCCTGGCACCTCGCCCATACGCCAAATTCGTTCCAAAACCGCACCGCGAGCTTGGCCATTCTCGGATCAGTGCCATTCAGGGGGAATACGACACTTTCCCCGCCGAAATCGCCTCTCAACTCAATTACTAGTTCCATGCTTTCCTTTCAGTTGCCGCATAACTACCATATAGTGTTGTGTTTGTCAAACTTAATTTTGTGCGTCTGTTTGTTAGCAATAACGCATTGGATCAATCGGAGCGGGCTGCTTGAAAACCCGGCCCCTCAGTCGTTGCATCAAGGGCACCTTCGCGTCGTACACTCTGGCGCGCTGCAAACCGTAGACCCCCATGGCCCATGCGTCGGCACGGTCTGGAGAACATCCCAGTTGGGACTTGATCTCTGCCTTTTCCTTGATTTGGATCTTCCCTGTCTTACTGACCTTGTACTTGCTGGCGTAGGGGATCTGCCGGAACGTCTCGGGGTCCAAGGGTCTTTCCAGACGAAAAGATTCGACCATACCCCGGATGTACCACCAGAGTTCCGCCCTCTTGTTGGCTACGGCGGTGTCCGCAAAGCCATCCTCGCTTGCCACGAACTCCTGCACGTTGTAGTCGTCGTTCTCCTTCAGGCGATCAAGAATGCCCTTTCCGATGCCGATAGAGTCCACGATGTAGTCTTTGATGCCGGTGATGTTGCCCAGCGCGACAAGCTCCGCGTAGATACGCATGGTGTCTCGGGTGCGAAGGCATATCGGCTGACGCGGCTGGAGGCCGTCGAAGGCGTAGATGACGCACTCGTCCCCTCCCATGGACGGGTCGCACGATATGATCCGGGGCTTTCGGTGGAAGGATTCGGCCTCCGGCGGGATTCTGGTCGGCAGAGACATGAGCATCTCCGACGTAATCAGCGTGAACTCTTCCTCCGTGATGCGCTTGCAGCAATACTCCTGGTCGTACAGCTCGCGCGGCATCGTCTTGCGAGCCATTTCGAGCATTTCAACCGGGATGATCCCGCTCTTCTCTGCATTCAGCCGGTACGCATAGGTCTTGGGGGCCATTTTGACCGCCCGCCCGCAGTCCGGCAGGACCCCGCCACTATCCAGGCAACAAGCCTCGTCGAACCGCTGCGTAGCCCAGTTGATCCCCTTGGGCGTGTACATAAAGAATAGACGACGCCCCGGCTTCTGGTAGAGAATCGGCATCAGAATGGTCGTGATGACCTCTTCCTTGACGATAGCCGCCTCATCGATTCCAGCGTCCTCGAAGTCGATACCACGGAGGCGATCAGGCTCTTCACTGCCGTGAAGCTCCAAGACAGATCCGTTGGCGAATCTGATCTGCATCCGCTGCTCGTTGGCACGCCAGCTCATCCTTTTTCGGTCAGGGAGGTAGCTGAACATCATGTTGGGGTCGTCCCACACGATAGTTCTGGACTGGGAATAGGTGGGCGAAATGTAGATCCGCCGGGTGTGAGGGAAGCGGACGCATTCGCGAATCAGCAGATTGATGACCGTCGTGGTCTTTCTAGCCCGTCGGTGGACCTCAAGATACCAGAACATGATGTCCGGATTGCTGTCTACATCACGCAGGAACTCTCGCTGCCACGGGAGGATTCCAGACACGAACTTCTCGTTCGGTGCCAGATAGACGTTCTTGGGGGCCTGCGCTGCATTCTTCGCCGCGGCGCGGGCCATTCCTTCGATAGAATCACTCCTGGGGAAAGGCATCAGTCAGCTCGTCTCGTGGCTTTTCGTGAGAATCAACATACTTGGTTTGAGGTTCACCAAACAACATGATCGTAAGATTTTCGGTCGCGATGGCTGGCTCCTGCTTGGTCATGCCCATATGATCCATCAGCAGCCTCTGGGCTGTCATCGGATCGTGCAGTTCAATGTCCACCTCGACCTCCGTAACCTGCTTTTCGCGGTCCCCCTTGCCCTGCGTGTAGTTCCTCTCCCTCTGCCTGAGCCGTTTGACAGTGGCCCAGTCCGCGTAGTCCATGTTCTCAGGCTTGAACACAGCCCGCCCCGGAACACCATCCGCGCCCGGCACAGACTCGAAACACCGACACAGATTGCCTCGCATCTGGTTCACCAGCATACCCCGAACCTCAGCTTCGTTCGTGGTCTGGAGCATGATCTTCTCTTGCCGGATCTTCTGGATGAACGCCTGGACTTCCGGAAGTTGCTCCAGCTCGTTGGCCCTCCTCCAGCGGGCGACCCTGTTGTGGTACTTGGCGTTATCAACCACCTTCAATGTGGTCTCGCCAGTACGTTCGTTGACATCGACCTTCTTGAGTTGGTAGTCCTTGAGTTGCTTGTAGGCTTCGACGGCTTTTCTCTTATCGCCAGTCTGGGCGAGCATAATGGCGAAGACCCTGGTGGGCCAATCTCTCGGTCCATCAGGGTCGTTCACGTAGCGGTTGGCGAAGTCCCTGGCCTGCCGCAAGACCAAGGACTTCTCCATCCGCTCGGCGCGCTCCTCAGCGGAACGCGATTCGTACGTTGTTCGCGGCTGTTCTTCCATCAAAAACGATAATCGAACCCGAACAGGGTCTTGAAGTCCTCGTCCACCAGAGCACCCCCCTCGCCCTTCGTGTAGACGGTCTCGATACAGGGCCGGACCCGCCACTCAGGGAAAAAGATGGTCTTGGTGCCAATCTGGAAGACAAAATCTCGCTCGTGCTCGGTCTGGAAGAGGAACGCCAGTGTACCGTAAGTCTTGAGTGGGGCGTCCTCCATCGACCAGCTTCCTGGGATCACGCGATCCAACGCTGCGCTGGTGATGTCCGAAATGAGGAATTGAACATACGGACCAACCGCCACATTGTCGTCCGTTCCGTCCGGGATGTAGCTGTCGGTCACGCCGATCACACCGATGCCACTGTTGGCGTCGGGCGAATAGATGACGGAGGCCCGGAACATCTCGTAGTCCGACGAGAGGGCGGCAGTCCACTCCCCGGCACTGGCAAAACCACACAACAGCAGACACAGAATCAAGGCTTTCTTCATTCGTTTCCCTTTCAATTTCATTTGTGCAACCATACTACCACACTATGTTTCGTTTTGTCAAGAACAAACTTTGAGTGATCTATAGCACCAACTCGCTGATGCTGATTTGGCCGGAATTCGCCCCGCCGTGAACAACGCATTTGTGGGGCTCAATGCACATCTCCA